CAGCAACGGCAGCAACTAACAGTGCAACAGTCACTGGAGTAAGTACTGCATTTGATACTCAACTTGAAGTTGGTGGTTGGATAGGTAACACAACTGGAACAACAGTTGGAATCATATCAAGTATTGCAAACGCTACTAGTTTAACGCTTACTGCTAACGCAGGAGTAGCACTATCAAATGTTGCATACACTTATAATAATGCAGGTGTTCCTTACGCAATTGCTACACAACAGTCAACAATTTATTCTGCTAACGATAGCTTCAATAGTGTTTATTGTGGTCAAGGCAATGTAGTAGCATTTCTTACAACTGGATCAAATGCAAGTGCAGGTACAGAGTTTAGTATTAGTGAACTTGGTATGCCACACGCTAATACAGGTACTGAATAATACAGATTTTAGATAAATACATAATACACTTGCATTCGGCAAGTTTATGCAGTAACCCACTGCGTAGCGTCTAGAACACGCTAATTTAATAAAGGAAAATCAAATGGGACGTCCTCTAAAAATCGCAAAGGCTCAAGCAGTCTTAACAATCACTGATACAGCCGAAACAGGCAGTATCGTTACAATCTCAGGTGGAAATCTAACAACTAGTCCTACAGTTGGTGTAGCTAAAGGAATGTCATTCCAAGTAGCTTCTACAGTTGGTGGATTAACAGCAGGTGTTACATATTTTATAAATTCAATACTATCAAATACTACATTTGATGTATCTGCAACACAATTAAGTGTTCAACCTCAAGTTATGGCAACATTAACTGACACAAGTAGTCAAACAGTTAGTATGTCGGTTGGTGTCGTTGATGCTTATTTCAACAATCCACTAGGTGGTACAGGTTTTCCAGCAACCAATGCTAACACATACGGTGTAGTAGGTGGCAATACAGCAATCGTTGGTAGTCAAGTATTAACACGTGTTGCTATTGGTATCAATGGTACAGGTACATTATACACGCCGGTAGCAGTTAACACAAGTACAGTAGTAGTAGGTGTAGGTACTGATTTAGCTAATTTGGCTACTGGTGCGGCACTTCAAGTTGCGGTTGCTAACATTAACGGTAGTACTGATTATGTTGATCTAGGTTTTGCAAGTGCAACAAAAGGTAATGTTAGTGTTGCAGTAGCAAATACTACAGTAATAGGTAGTATTATTGGAACTTCAGGTAATGCACAAACTCTTATAGCAGATATGCCAATTCAGTTTAGTGCTAATTTTGGTGGTTTAACTACAGGTACAACATATTTTGTTAAAACTATTGCTAACGCAGCCGCGTTCACGGTTTCTACTAGTCAAGGTGGTGATGTACAAGCTGTCACAGCGAATGCGTCTGTAACAGCTAATGCTCTTATGAATCGTGTTGTATTAACAGCTAATGCAAATGTTGTAGCAAGTAATGCCGCATATGTATATGCTAATGATGAAGCAGGTTTCATTGTTCGTCAAAAAGGTAAAACAAAGTATTTGGTAACAGGTGGCACAACAGGTTTAACAGCACAATGTTTTACTGCAAATGTAGCTAATACAGCATTGACACCAAACACAATGAACATCTTGTCTACTGACGCAGCCTCTGCTACAGCATTTGTTTCAAGTATTAATGATTATAACAGTGAAATCTTCCCAACGCAAGTTGCAGCCGGATCAATATCAGCAGGTACAGTTTATACAATTTACTTTGCTGGTACAACAAATTGGACAGCAATTGGTGCAATGGCTAATATGACAGGTATTACATTCACTGCTACTGCTTCAGGATCTGGTACTGGTACTGCTGTTGCGTATAGTGTTAACCCTGATGTTATTGCTACATTCAATACTGCGTTTGCCGCTAATGCCGCTAACGGTCAGCCTAACCCAATCGTAGTTATTGCTAGTGCTTAATGATTATGGCAACTAGTAGGACAATCAAAATGCCAAAAACTGAAACCGATATAGCAGTTCTTCAGGTAGAGGTTCAAAACATCACTGATGATATTCGTGAAATAAAATCCGATATCAGAGATATCCACGTTGAAATGGTTAAAAACAACGATGATACTAGAGTGATGTTAAAGGGTATGAAGGATGCTAGTTCAAATGCACATCAAGCAATGTCAGAAAAAATCTCCGCATTAGAAAAGTGGCGATGGATGATGATGGGAGCAGGTGTTGTAATAGGATCATTAGGATTCGATACTATAGCAAAATTGCTAAAATAAAAAAACGGTCTTAGGACCGTTTTTTTGTAAGTGCTTTTAATTTCTTTTGCACAACATCAAAATTCACTGTGCTAAACAATCCAGGATGTAATGGTTTGGGATATTGATTATCACCTACCCAGGCATAACCACAATGTTCATAATTTAATACTGGTATGAATTCTTCATCTATAGCACAAAAGAATGTATGATATGTAAATGTATTGTTCACAAATTTTTGTATTGGTACTAGTTTTGGATTTTCTGGGAAGTATCCAATTTCTTCAGTACATTCTCTATTAATTCCTACAAGTAATGTTTCACCATTCTCAATCTTGCCACCTGGTATTCCCCAGTTGCCCGGATTTTTATTGTCCGTTCTAAGTAGATATAAAAATCGTTGTGTATTTTTAGCGTAAAAGAACACGCCTGCTGAAATATTATTCATATGCTAAGACATTATAGCATAAAGTAAATTAGATTACAATACTATAATCACCCTGATCGTACCAGCCTTCCCACGATTTCATCCAAGCATCTTCTGTATTAACATAACGATACTGTATGCTGGTTGTTAAATTGGTAACATATTCTACTGTAGTAGCTTGGGCACTATCAAATGATACAAACCATTCTCCCATAGAACTATCATATTCAATAATGTCATTAGCATATGCTACAACATTACCCCATGCAATAGTTGTATCACCCTCACTACCGATGTTATCTACAATAAGATATCTTATTCCATTTTCTGCGGCAGGTAACCCTGCATTTGGTCCTGTGACTAATGGGTTAATCACGCTGTCTACAGGATCCAATGTATTTTGAGGCAGGGTATCCGGGTCAATGTCATATATCAATAATCTATCATCTACTGGATCGGGAACTATTGTACCCACAATCTCAGTATCCATAAACGGATTCTGTAACCATATCTGACTAATGCCAGGCCTAATTGTACCATATACATTTAATAGACTTGACCAATACAAACTTGTATTAGGGTTAGGTGGTAAATCTAAATCTTCATTACTTGGATAAAAATCTTGATTAGCTGGCAATAATTGTAAACTATTACCTATCAATAATAACTTATATCCATATGGTGTAATCTTCTGCCTAGTGCCTAATAACAAATCATCATTTTGTATATCATCTAATGCTTTACCAGAGAAGATACTAGCAATAATCTTTTCAATAACACCCATCTTTTTGAGTTTAGCCGCATTACTAATCCATATAGGCATATAAAATTTCCAACTTAATACGTCAATAGGATTACCAGATCCTTGTGGAATAGTTCTACTACTAAATGTTAATCCATCTTGGTAAACAACTGATAATGAAGTCCAATCAATAAAGTTATCGGTAGATTGAATTTCTAATGAAGGATTAAATAGTGTACCTAATTGTTCAATCAATTCTAATTTTTGATTATAATTGGTTGTCCATAAATCTACACTCATACGCAATGTATAGGGTACAGGCATTAATCTTTCAACAGTAAATGCTTGTCCTTGTACTGTTTCATATTGCTGTGTTTCGGCATTATAACTACGTTGACGAACTTGAATCTTATCAATAAATGTAGGATCTTGTGTTCTCTTTTGGTCGTATTCTAAAGCAGTAATATAATATGTTATGAGCGGAGCACTAGGTAAATTACTAGCACTGTTGTTAGCAATGATTGTAGCCGCTTGTCTACTACTATCACCATACATAACCGGTACACGAACAAGTATCTCATTGCCTGCAGGATCTTTACCTTTAGTAACATACCAATTACTAAATATTTTTCCAAATTGAATTAGAAATCTACGTACCTGATTATCATAAAAGAAAGCTGCCATATATTATATCACCGGTGGTATTGGATCTGGGGCTATTGTCAAAATAGTTGATAGAGCCTGTTTCTGTGGTATCTCAGTACCATCAGTTGTTATTGTAACGTTACTGTTATTTATGAAACTAGATTGTTGTGACAAATCTGTTTCAGTGAATCCTGTTGGTGTTCTGACGTTTTTAGATATGCGAACCCATAATCTACCATCCCAACGATAGAGAATTTGAGGTAGATAATCTGTTCGTAAGAA